TATCACGCTTCATCTCTTTTGCGCGTTTAGCCAACTGGTAAGCCTGACTTGATTTCCTTCCTGCGAAATCTACCGCTTCAGCCGTGCCACTGGTTTGCACCTGCGTGGCTGATATTTGAGTATAATTAGACAAACGCCTCGGCTCTGTTGCGGCAGTATTGGCATAGTCATTGCCTTCTATCTGCCTATTAGCGGCGGTTGTCTTTAACTCGTCTGTCTGCCATTCAAAGGTCGTGTTGTCACATGAACCCTTACCTACACCGTTTAGAAACGGCGTGTCCATAGGGCTTAAATTGTATATAATATTACTTAGGTCTTCTCTAATGCCAATAGCACTAAAGGTTTCCCTAGTATCTGTAGGAACGCCCATAGCGTTTTCCTCCTTTAGTTAAATGTCTACGAAATCCTCAAGGAGACTTACCGAATCATTTACATGACCTGTCTCCCGAAGACGCTTCATGTCGGATTTTCTACGTGCCTTGTCATTATCAGCTTTTCTAGATGGTGAGCCTGGTCTAACTACTCTAGGCTTGTTACGCAACTTCTTCGACTTCACGTCTGTTTTCTGAAGTTCGTCGTATTTCTGAGCCTTGAGCAAGACCATGACAGATCTGGAATCACTGAGGGATGTTAGTTCGTCTTCGGTAAAGCCTTGATCCGTAGCGTAAGACCGTAACTTGGATACAAGTTTTTGCCTTAACTTTGGATCTTTCCATTCTGGCAAAGCATCCTCAAGTTTCCTACCTTCCTCGGCAAGAGACTGAGAATAATTCTGCGCTACAACAGCTTGTTGGCGCCTTTGCGCCTGTTGCTGTTCATATTGAATGGCCTGAAATCTTTCTTGGCGATCCCTGAACTCATCCTTCATTGAAACGTACTCAAGTGGGTCTTCCGCCTTTAATTGTTCCCAATCAAGATTAGCGAACTTATCAACCTCACCCATTGAGCCATCTATTAAATGCTGGAGTGATTGCACGTAGTAATTTCGCTCTGCCTGAATCTGTGCTAGTTCAGAGGAATAATGCTCTGAAGCATCCTCTGCTTGTTTTCGTTGTTCAGACAAAGCCTGTGTCTTACGGGTGTAATCCGCTTGACGTAAGCTACCCTTTACGAGGTCATCAATGTTATATTCTTCTCCTTTATAGAGCAGAATATCATCGTCTCCCAACTCACGGGCTTCTTCTTCCTCATCGTCATCAAATTCTTCCTCGTCAGATTCCTCTTCCTCGGCTTCCTCTGTTTCAGATTCGGGTTCCTCATCCGATGATTCGTCTAGTGTAGACTCTTCTTCTTCTGTAGGGGGTGCTTCCTCTTCCTCTGGAGATTCCTCTGCGGAGTCCATGAGTCCAAGAATTGCATTATGAGCTGCCTCAATACTTTCTGAGGGAGCTATTGGGCCTTGCGGCACCGACGGGGCAGTTTGCGTATCCGCCATTTTTATTTCTCCTTAGATGTGGGGGTGTTGCTTTTCAAGAATCTTAGCCATGTGTCCCGTTTCAACTATGGAGGTTATATGTGCTTTGATTCTGACAAGCAGTCTCATGGCCAGCCAGAAGGACTCTCGCTGGTCAACATCGTGTGCGCCTGTGTTTTCCCACAGCGCCATTAGTTCTTTTTCTAATACATCAAATGACTCTACGAATAGGGGGTCATCGAGCAATCGTTTTGCCCGTGCCTCGCGTTGGTCATCTACCATAACTTTTCTTTACTTTCTTCTTTTTCTTCTTTTCCTTTTTAGGTGGCCTACCCTTCTTGCTTCCGTATGTCCCTATCCCGTATGACATTACGTGGCTCCTATGGCAACGGCCCTGTTCTGCTCCCTTTCTAGGGTCAGTTCAGCAACCTTGAGTTGTGCATCTACCTGTGCTTCTTGTGCATCTATCTGTAGTCTCTGAGCTTTTACCTGCACATCAGCGGCCTTGATATTCAATTCCTTCTGCCTCAATTCCAGCTCTGCCTGTTCCAGTTGTTGCTTCGGATTTGGTTTGTCTGGCACAGCCTCTGGGTCTGTTAAGAAGTCCTGTACATTAGCAAAACCCATATTCTTTATAAGAGCAGCGCCCATGTTATAAAGGTTCTTTTCATTCACAATCTTCAGCCCACCCGCCATTGCTTGGGAAGCAAACTGCATCATCTGGGATAGGTGCATTGCTTGTTGATCCTTGTTTCCATTACCAAGGCCAACAGATACAGTACAATCCAAGTTAGTAATCCACTCAAAAGGCCTTATGGGAACCCATTCACCACGTAACTCAACTACAGTTTCTTCATCATGGTATTTCTGTAGAAGCGAATAGATAACCTTCATAAGCTGCTTAACGCCTGTTTCTGCAAAATTCCTAGCAATCAGCTCAACTCTGGATTGAGAAGCAGTCATCACCTGAGTTACGGCTGTTGCCGTGGTATGTGATGTAAGTGCATTCTCATTCATCCCTTGAGACATACGGGAAACACCAGCGCGTGCTTCTCTTATACCGTCTAGGTATTCAAGCATCTGGAATGAATAGGGTTGTAGCGCGGGAGTAGCTAATGGCGTTATTGCATTTGGAGATTTAACTCTGACTACACCACCCGGCCTCTGGGTTAATAAGTCATCAAGATTAGCTTGGCCCTCAAGGACAGCGTATCTACCAAAGTTCTGGTTATACATGTTGTCCATTAACCCACGCATTAATGTGGATTTTATTAGTTGAAGATCCATCACAAGATCAGCAACGCTAAGACCATAGAATTTATGCGGGATCGTTATGGGGGTTATCGAAACAAACGGTATAGCGTCGATAGCCTCATTTTCAAATACGTAATCCCCTACGGTACAGATTTTCCTTAACTCGGCAATTCCATCCCCGTCGTAATCTGTTTTAATATAACTCTCATGTAGCCAGTAGGTACGCATTGACTCTTCCCCAGTTGGCTCCACTCCATCCCAATACTCAGCAGAGTTATCAAAAGCATATCTGGCTAATCTTTCTGGCGAATAGGCAGCAAAGTCATCACCACCACTACCCAGCTCTTCCGGGTCTACATCGCCATACATCTCTCTCAAATCAGAGAGGGTTTTCTTAACTCGATGACAAACAAATCTTGCTTCCTGTATGTCCTTGGATTCCCTAGCAATCAAGAATTCATCGGGCGGGACGTTCTCAACACGAACCTTGCCTTTTGAATGACTACGGGCAACTACGAGATCATGGATTACCACCCCATCAACCTCGGTTTCTGTATGCTCAATGACTTCTACGGCCTCATCAGAAAGGATAACCTCTAGCTCTAGGTCGGTTAATTCACGGTATTCTTCCCTGTGAAACGCTTCTTCCTCTTCCCACCATACCTTGACAATGCCATTCTTCTGCATCAAAGCATCCGTAAACCACGAATACAGCACCTCCCAACCTTGGTTTTGACGCATAAAGACGTAATTAACGTAATCAGTGGCCTGTTTTGCCATTGGTACGTCTTCCGGCCCTACGGGGTTAAATCGCACCATTTCATCCCCCGATGCGAATACCCGCATGAGAGATGGCTTAATCCACTCAATAGTGTCTGCTACAGTCGTATCAACGAACTGACTACGCCCCTCAACCTCGTTTCCGAATGGAAGACCGTAGTAATAGTCCATAGCCCTCTCACGCTGCTGGGATATGGTGTCTCCCATGTACCCCAAAGAAGAGGTTATCTCCTCCTTTATGCGGGAAACCAGCTCTTCTTCTGTGATTTTCTCTATAGCCATTAAATAATACCGTAATTCCTGTATTCAATTTCCTCTGTCCAAGAGGGATCTGTACTTGCCACTGCAAATCGGGATGACATTACCGCGTAACGGGTAGCCGACATTAAATCGTCATGTAAGGGGACGATTTTCCCTTCTTTTCGGTGATACATGCGAAATTCCTGCCACCAATCGCCTAAAGTGGAGAAAACACGTAGCTTTCCATCTTCCATACGCTGCAACATAGACATAATGCCTTCCTCTATGGAGTTTCCGCCCTTCTTCTCACCTAATGCTGGTGGGTTTTCAAAATGGAAGGGGAGCATATTGCATCCCAGTTGTCTGTATTGGTCAGCAAGGCCCGGATTGCCCATTGAGTCTTTACGATGTCCATCATGGGGCCAAGCAACTGGTATGAAGGGAAGTCTGCTATTTATCGCAGTTGCATGTATTGCCGGAGGCGCTTTTGATACCCTATAACAGTCATATATGTAAATAATATCTTCATCCCTGTCCCACGCTGCCCATACAACGGCTGTAGGATGGTCATATCCGAAATCTATCCCTGCTATTCGGGGCCAATGAGAGCGGACAGTCGTGGGGTCTACCATCAGCTTCTCTTCATTTATAGGGAAAACAAGGCCAGAACCAATAGAGGGTCTTCCGTATCTCCGCATTTCCCTTTCATGTGGGGAGTAACTGGCTAGAATCTGCTCCATAACAGCTTCGTTGAGATGACCGCTTTTTCCCTGCATGGACATAACCCTCTCAGAGGCGTCGTCCCATGTCGCGTTTTTTAACGCCTGTCCCGGTTTTAGGGAGTTAATGAAACTAGCCACCGTTTCTGTCATCCCAGATTCAGGGGTGAAGGTCATATAAACCATTCCTTTCCTGTCTAGCGTCCGTGTAACAGCTTGTGAGTAGATGTCCCTTGATGGCTCCTCATCTAGCCATATACAATCAACTGATCTTCCCTGCCACTTCTCAACGCCCATTTCATAGGCTTTGAAGAATAAAGATGAGTTCCCCCCAGAGACGTGCTTGATGAGTGCAACACTTTTGGCGTTAGGGACTCCGGGCTTACGCTCAGTCTTTATTATGTATTTCTTAGGGACTGTGCCGGAACCAAAAGCCTCT